TATTGCCGCCGCTACTTCTTCCATCCACTGACTGCGACGGTGGCGCACTACTATGTCCACCGCCATCCGACGTTTGCGACCCTTGCGAGCCAACATCACTACCTCCGCCGTCACTATCGCTATCTAGATCAGGGATATTGTTGAGTATGCTGTCTTCTGTTCCGCTCATGGCTTAGCCTTCATCATCTGAGCTATAACTTCTTCCTCAGATACATTAGGTCTACCGTTATTGGACTCTTTGAATACAGCATAACCAATTGGTTCGCCTAACGTCTGTGGATCGTCGCTATCTAGATAACAAGGATATGGATTGTCGAAGGCCCAATACTCGTGTTCACCATTGCGCCAAAGCCATAGCTTCTTGTCAGTCATTGTATCATTCCTGGGGGTCGCTGCGTTGGCATTGGTGGAGGTTGCGTACCTTGTGGTAACGGAGCGCCTTGCCCGCCGCTGCCTGTTGCTTGCATCATTTGCTGTAATATCGCTTGAGGTGGCGCACCTTGCGCTAGTGCTACGCCAATTGCCTTCAATACATTAGGCGGTAGTTGGCCTAAGACTTGCGTAACTAACGCTGCCATTTGCATAGGATTTGGTCCGCCACCAGAGCCACCGGGAATACCGGGTTGTTCTGGTGGCGGTGCAGGTAGTTGCCCTGGTTGCGGTTGACCACCTGTTTGCATACCCGGCGCACCACCTTGCCCAGCTAACAACGTTTTCTCTATCTCGGCGTCGATACCCGCCCAATCCTCTTTCGTTATATTCATGTCATCGAATGCGTTGCTAAACATACGCAACGTAACCTTGAGCGTAGTAGCCGGTGCCGCTTTCACATACTGACTGAGTATCTGACCAACTTGCACCGCCTCTTGCTTCTTCGCCTGACTGCTAACTTTCTGTGTGCTACCACCAACTACCGTCATACTCAGCTTGGCGAAATCCTGCAACGAGTTCAACGGATGCCAGAAACTACTAACATCTATCCCTATCAACTGCTGCACAGTTGTCGCGCTCATAAACCGCAGACACAACTGCGCTACCTTCCAACCAATATCGCCAATTGCATCTTCTATAGCGTCGAGCCGCATATCCATGCGTAGATTGCCCATAGTGCTATAGTAGTCGATTGCCTTGTTCGTGGTATTGGTCTTAAATTCTCCACCGCGCTCGACTTCATTCGTAGACGCAACGCGATCTATACTCTGATAGAGGTCCTTCTTGTCGAACAAACTCGCGAAATTAGCAGACGGTGGCACAATGCTGAATATCAACTCGTTAGGCTTCTTACCCTCTGGCACCTTGATCGGTGTAGCTGTGGCATCGGGGCCTTTCAGTATCCTATCCGCAATCTCCTGCGTTACACCCGTCTCGGGGTCGAAAAAGATATTGCGCCTAGCCCATAGCAATGAGCGACGCTTCTCATCGTTAATCTCGTTAATTTGGTCCTGCTGATCCAAATAATACGAGACCTCGCCTTTCGCATACACAGCTACCGGATTGTCATGGAACCATAGCGGTGTTAGCGGAAAGAAATTCTGCAATTGATACGGGTCATCCCATACCCATATAGGCCACTTCCAATCGTTGTCGGCATACATCTCCAATCGCCGCGTGGTCTTGTCCCACACATACCAGACCTTCGTTCGCTTCGCCTTATCGTAACTCTCCTTATTGTCGAAGCCATACGCCGAATACGAATTATTATCTTTCTGGAATAGCGAAAAGTTATCGTCGTCTGAGCTATCACCCGCATCGAGTATATGCGTAGGCTCGAATATCGACTTGACTTCCTCGCTATCTCCCTCGCCATCCGTCTCGTTATCACCGACACCATACACTGCATTTATGTATTCGGTCGGTAGCATGTCCTCGACCATGACCCAATTAGCATCCGTTAGATAGGGATCACTATAGTCTGGGTCCACTATCACCTGATGCGGCAATCTCACGCGAACAAAGGGACCGGGAGGTTGTAGGAACTCTATCTTTTCCTCCAACGCTCGCAATCTCTGCTCAGCTTCCTCTATGTCCTCTTGATCCTCTGCGTTCTCTAGATCACTCGACAAATTCTGCAAATCCGTTAGAGCCTGCTCGCTACTCTGATCCTTATTTACGTAGCCTACCTCGAACCACGCCATATTCGTCAATAACGCAACCAACACATTGCGTTTGGCTTTCGGCTTGAGGTTAATTCCCGGCGCACCCTTCATACCAAACAACACGTTAACGAGTTTCTCGACAGCACGCGCGAACTCGCTACCAGCTTCCCTATATTCTTCCTCGTTACCCGGCGAACTCGTTACCGTAATAATAGGGTTCTTGGCATACAACTCGGGAACCTGAGCATTCGTGTTAGCAAACACGACATTCTCAGTGCTACTATGCATCTCGTTAAGTCTACGCGCCGTGAACCTATTGCCACTGACATTAGGCGAACTACTACCGTCGCGATGATCGCTCTGATCGTGATTATAGTAACGTATGCATTCGTCCCATGCGTCGATTAAGTCGGCCATTGCTTTCTGGCCGGTTTCTTTACGCGATTGCCAAACTTTGCCACGCTTACTCGACACCGGAATACGACTACCCGGCAACACCTTATACACGGGTAATATTTGCGGAATATCGTCCGCTGGCATTCCATCTTGCGCCAACGAATTAGCGAGCGGGTCTACGTTAGTATCCGGCTCGAAATCAGGCGATGGATCGTCAGGCGGGAATGTGCCACTCATTCTATCCCAACCTTAGCGGCCTAAGAGGAATACCGCCGAATACAATGCTCAGCAGCACAAGCAAGAAAATCAACGCAAAGATAACTTGCACTATCACGTTGATCGGTGGAGGTAGTGGAATGAGTGTGAGCACCCACCATACGACACCGAAAATAAGAACGACGACTAATAGCCATATGAGTAGTTCTATCATTTGTGCCTCGGTAATGTGCCCTCACGCTGACTACGCTCAATCTCGTGCCACGCTAGCCAAGCTGCCGGTTGATTGGGCTTACCAGTGTATCGAGCGAGACGTGGACGCTGCGACATTGCATACTTCCACATATCCATCGCGTGATCGTTGCGGTCAGTCGGCCTATCGGTAACATCGTCACTGGTATCTCGCCTAAAGTAATATTCGGTAATCTCGTCTATGAACCACTGACACCGATCAGTGACGTGGAAATAGCTCGACGGCGATTGACCAGTGATCGGGTGCTCGTGGTTCTGTAGCAGCGTCAAGTATTGCCAATTCTTCGCAATACCCGCATTGATATCATTATTGCCACGCTGCATACTGATACCCTCATCAGCAAACAACGCTGCGACGGTTTGGCCTACTGTCCTCGCGTCACCAGACTTACGTTTGAAGCAATCAGGGTCAGCATACACAGAATGAAGATCGTCGCTATCAACCATATATAGCTCGCGTATTGCCTTAATGTGTGCTGCCGATACCGCGATTGTTTGTTCAGCCTGCCTAAAACCATCGAGCAATATAACATTACTATCATCGTCAACAAAAAATAGGCCGTAACAACTATGTTGTGCGAGGCCATGATCGTAGCCCTCGATAAACGTAGGCTCGAAGCCACTCATCCTCAATTGCCGCAAATACTCGACCGCAGTGTTATGCTCGATGACGTGGCGCTGTTCCTCAAATTGTGGATAGATTAATCCACTCAGCGCACCCCACATGCCGAACACATACCGATCACGCATTGTGCCCGTGTATGTGGACAACATACCCTTGATATAATCGTCGCCTAGATTTGCTGCATTCTCGTATGTCGAACCCTCGAACAACTCTACTATCGGTCGAGGTTTCCCCATATCGAGTATCGGCTTTGCGTTTTCGTCAACCTCGCAGAGTAGTTTGGGGTTAATAATCCCATTACGGTAGTCGTGAATAGGCTTGATAATCTCGCGATAGCACCAATTGCGAGTCGGGTTAAGAGTAGCAATAAACCAACGGGGACCAGTGCGAGGCATAGTAGTATCGTCACCAACGTAGCTAGCGTTGCCGCGTAAACGTCCCATAAGGTCCATGAAGTCTTTGTGCGAGAACTCGGGATCTTCCAACTGGTCAACGACTATCCAATCATATGTAGCACTGAGCAGGTTCGACTTGCTATCCTCTTGCTCCTTACCACGTTGCGCCACATAGCGGAAGTTGACTGTGGTGCCGTTATGCATAATTAGCGTGTTGTCATCCTTTGTCGGCTGCCTCTTGATCCAATGACTAGGGCACCACGACATGAACTCGCGCCGAATGGTGTCGTTGAGTTTGGGATACGTGCTCCGTGCTATTAACCCGTTGCAGCCGGGATACTTGATGCAGAGTTGCAGGGCCTTCACACAGCTAGCCGCAGTCTTACCGTTACCGAACCCGCCACCAATGAATTGTATCTTGGCCTTCGACGCATGAAAGCGATCATGCATCCCACCTTCTACAATTCGGTAGCGGTTATTTGCCACTAGGTAGCTCGACCAAACTGAATAGCGAGCAATCCACCTGTGCCCATATTTACCGTCATTGTCTGTGCGGCTGGTGGAATAGCGAACACGTCGCCAGCCGTAATGCTACTCAGCGTCCGCGAAACTCCCGGCACATTGTCGAAGCTAACAGTGCCGGGTAACGACGGAGCAAGTATACGCACATGAGAGTAGAGGTCGCCGGTATATGGAGCATTGCCACTTATATCGGTAACTCTCGGCAGCGGATATACGTTGACACCCGTCGATGCAGTTGGTGAAATACCAGTTGACGCAACGAAGCTCATTCTGTGATCTCCATATCTATCATCGGCGCCACGTCATCTTTGTCTTTGCGAATTATCTCTATCGTCAAGCCACCATCCATGCGATGGCGGTGCTCCACAATATCAGCAGGCCGATGACCAGCACGATCAAGGAAATCTTTGGCGGCAAACATTCGTTCGCTACGTG